AAACATCTCTTGCATTATGTTACCACGTAACTCTACAAAGTCTTCCCACGCATCAGGGTAAAGATCTAAGAACTGCTGCGCTGCAGACATAGTGAGTGCCTCATCAAGTGCAGCCCTCATGCCATCCTCAGATCCAGCAGAACCAAACACCATACCTGTCTTTATCCTACCTGTCCACTCACCATCTTCAACAATAGGAGACAATACAATGGCTATGTCACCAGCTTTAATCTCGTAGGCCATCACTTTCTCCTCTTTACTTTGACACGTTGCTCTTTCATACGCTTGCCCTTCTCTTTGAGCCACTCTTCTGGTATGACACGATGTGCCCAGAGAAAGCCCTTTTGATCGCACCAATCACAGTATCTACTCTTAGCTCCCTTGTAGAGCTTTGAATTTGCATTACTAAATACAAAACGAATATCTAGTGTAGGATGCTGACGTTGTATCTCTATATGTTTACGTCTATCCGCAGCGGAAAACAACCCCTTCATCTCAATTATTATACCGTTGTCTAACTCAAAGTCGGGTGTGTATGTACGATACTTTAGATCCTCCCACTCTATCTTTAACTTTTCATAGGCTACAATCTTCTGCCTATCCTTGAGGTATGCAGCGGCCTCAACTTCAAGGCCACTGCGATACGTTCTAGAGTTATGCTTCCGGTTCGTCTTTGGCATCGTCAACCTCGGGTTCTTCTGCTGCCTGTACAATCATACCCGCTAGGCTTTCACGCCGTGCTGCCAGTACTTGATGCGTATAAGCTAGACGATCCATCTCAGAAGATGCAATCTGTATCTCGTTATACATCTTCATCTGATCCTCGTTAAAGTCATCAGTGTAGTAGTCTGTGTCGTTGATTTTAATCTTAGCCATTCTGATATTCCTCTGCTATGAATGTGTAGTCTACTTCTTGGGGGTTCTTTGATTTACTAGGGATGCTTGGGCGTGGCTGCAAGTTAGTGTGACACTTATGCTTGAAGCTACAGAACTTACACCCTGAAGGCAGTACCCAGTTGCCTGTCTTCTTACGGTAGAATGTTTCTTCTACTGGCTCGTAGCAACGCTCAAAGGGTTCATCATTGTCTATGTAGTCTACGAGAGCCTGGATCTCAGCTAGTACTGCTTTCTTATCCACGCCCTCAGAGGCGTCTACATACTTGAATTGCCCGTTTGCTTTATTGACTACCCACCAGCCACCTACCTCTTTCCCTGCGCCCTCTGCGTAGCCCACAAGCTGTGCCACATAGCCGAAGCTATCACCTTGTGCAAGCGTATCGAAGGACGCAAACTTGTTATCATATGACCACGGGGATGCAGACTTAACATCGTCAATGCGTCCGTCCATCTCCATGTCATACTCACCCTTGATCTCCTGACCGTGAGGTAACTTGAGTGTAACCTTGTCGTTGTCCTTGAACTCTACACCAGCAGAGCGAAGCACACCCTTGAACACAGCCTCAACAATATCGCCAAGGATCATGTTCATCAGGAACGCAGGAGGGAAGGGTGTCTTGTCTTCTGGATCGTTCTTCTCAAACCACAGCTGACACTTAGGCTTGCCAATGTTAGACATGCGTAAGCGAAACTTGTCACGAGGGCCACTATCAAACTGCTTATACAGGGCAGCTTCAACATCGGAGGCGACTTGTTTAGCCACCTCCTCTGTCATAGTGCTCTCGCCAGCCATAGCCTTCTGCAAGAAGCTGAAGACTTTTAACTCAGCGGGATGGTTCATCAGCCCACCTCAATGAAGTCGTTGTCAATGATGTCCTTAACGACTGCCGCATCTTCGTCAGAGATACCAGCACCATTGCGCTCATTGTGTAGATCCAGAACTTTACCGTTCATATATTCTACAAGCTCAATGAAGTCCTTGAGTGTGTCATTGTCACTGTCAGCCAGATCAACGCTGCTTCCCAGCTTGGCTTCGATCTTACCAAACTTAGCACCTGTAGGGATGCTATCCTCTACGCCAGACAGTTTGATGGTGGACATGATAGGCAGCAGGTTCTTACGGCTGAGGCCATTCAGTACAGCATCAATGCTCTTGAGTGAGTCACGGTTCTTAACGTCCATGACCACAGGCACATCAGTGTAGTTACCTGTCACTGGCTCACCCCTGTCATTCACTGGGTTGTCTAGTGTTACTGTACCAAAGAATACCTTAACACGTTTGACTGAACGCATGATCTGTTTGGTAGCATCAGGTAGTGACTGGAAGTCATCAATGTAACCAGTGGGACGCCCCAAGTTGAAGCCGCCAATGCTATCCTTCATGTCACCATTGAGTGAGTTAGACATGACGGACTTCTCCATCTCTTCTGTCTCACTGTTCCAGCGTTGCCACTGGTTGCGCTGGGCAAAGACACGGAAGGTGATGCCATTGCTATACACCTTATCGTCACCTTGTGTCAGAGTGAATGCACCTACGGGTACAACCTCTGTCTTGATTGTCTTGCCGTTAAACTCCACCTCACCCATGATAGGCTGGTGGATCATACCGACACGTGCAATAGATGGCGTAGACTGTTGGCTAGGTGCAGAAGATACACCCATAAGTTCAGCCATAGACTGTCCACGATCTGTTGCGATTTGCAGTTCATTGCTCATTTCTATATCCTTTTAATAGAGTCAAAGAGTACCTAGTTATACACTACACATCCACTGTGTCAAGGCAGTTAGGCCCAATCTTAGCTTCTAAAAGTAGTGGTACATTCATTCGTATTCCATACACTGACTCAACCAGATCAGTCAAGCCCTCATTCATATCGTTTATCATATTTAATACTTGCTCTCTCTCACTAGGGTGAACGTCAATAACTGTAGAGTCATGTACGGTATTAACCAGACAGGATTGCATAGGCTCAAGTCTCTTGTACATCTCATTGAGTACAACAGGAACCACGTCACCCGTAGCAAAGCCCTGCACTGGATAATTCTTAATCATGGTAAAGTAAGTCACGCTACCATTGTCTCTGCGCTGCACATCAGGGAAAGCGTACTGCCTGCCTGACACGTTAGTAATCTTATTGAAGCGTAGTGCCTCATCAGCTAAGTTCTTGTGCCAATTAGCCACACCCCGATACTTCTCAGTGAAGTGGATGTAGTATGCTTCTTCTGCCTTAGATCTGCCATACCCTGTAGCCCCAAAGAGGGGTGCAAACGTATGAGCCTTGGCTTCCTGGCGTGACGTAGGCTGTCCCGCATCAGAGATAACCTGTGCAGTGTAGCTGTGTACGTCAAACCCTGTGTTGATCTCTTCCATAGCGACTTCATCCTGTGCTAGGAACGCAGCGGTACGGAACTCAAGCTGGGCAAAGTCAGCCTCGCATATCTCACCGCCCTCCCAGCGTGACACAAACACCTTCTTAACAGGGAACGTACCGCCACGAGGCATGTTCTGCATGTTAGGTTCCTTGCCACTGAAACGTCCTGTAGCTGTGACACTCTGAGTGAGCGTAGCGTGGAGGAAGCCATCGTCTTTAGAGTAACGCTCAATGCCATCCACAAACGTAGAGATGTAGCTACTGATTGCGTTGTACCGCTGAAGATCCTCCAAGAAAGACACGGCCTCATACTTCTTGTGTGTCTTAGCCGTAGCAATAAGCAGTCCCAGCTTATCTTTACTGGTGCTAAACCCATTGGCACTGACCCATTTCTTGTTAGGTGCAGAGAAACGTAGCCCAGCAATCTGTTCTGTGTTCTTGAGTTGAAACCCACGAGTGTCACAGTCCTTGCACTTGTTAGGCTTAGCAAACCTAGTGCCATCCTTCTTGGTCTTATACGTTTTGCCTTCACCCTCACAGGTTGGGCAAGTGAAAGCCTTGGTGCGGTAGATGGGGCTGCTGTTAGACTTGACTGCTGACTTGTACTCTTCAATGTTCTTGGTGAACTCGAACAGGTCAGCCCACTCTTTCTTGTTATTCATGCGGCGGCTAAAGATAACCTGAGACATCTGCTCATTGGAGCCTAGATTGATAGGTGTGTCACCCATGATCTCACGCACCTTGGTATGAAGGCGTGTCTCTAACTCAGAGCGCTCATCCTCAAACTCTACTCGAACATCTTGTAGCTTTGGAAGATCGACTCTGATTCCTGACATATGCATGCGGGTAAGGGTTTTGCAGGTGTCGAAGGTAACGTCCCTGACTGTGTGGA